GTGGGACCATCCGCTGGGTTAATGAGCAGCGAGGATCAGCAATAAGTGCAAAATCCAAGCTACCCAATTCCGGGCTTATCGCATTTTGCACAAGGTGCTGACGCATGAAAAGCGCCGGAATAAAACCACCTAGAAACAAATAGGTGGAAACCGTCATCTTTAAAGATGGTTGGGTTAAGAAAATAAAAGAAACCAAGGTATAAATGTGGAACACACATAAATAGCTTGGAAACTAGTGAAGAAGAAAAATAAGAAGCTCATGAATTGATCCCATAAAACTGGGTTGTCATATCGGGAACTCCTATAAAGTTAGAAAACTGGAAGTCATCAGCAGCAGCCCTGGACACCATGATGGTGGAAGGGTTAGCGCCTGGACCTCCAATACTCTCGATAGCCAAACAAACAGGTGGCGTATCGGGAGCATACAAATCGTCGGTGGCTCTAGTATACCTACATAAACGAGTATAATACTTGCCATATGCAGGAATCTGGACAGAAAGACCACCCTCAGAGCCGGGTTGTACAAACTTGCTAACATAAGCCTGCCTTTGATTAGGCTGACCTTCATTTGCAACAATATTGCACGTCAAATTCCCCCTAATGGAGGACTCTATCCACGTGCTCCAAGCATTGCTCGAAACCGCAGACATAATCCTAAACCTGACTCCACCCCTCTGATAGGTGTAGAGACCAGATATAAGATCAATATAATCCCCACCAACCGTGGGGTTTGTCAACACGCCAGTAGACGCAACCATCTGATAAGCTTGCGTGACAAATGGCGCAATGCGCACTACACCAGAAGCAGTCCACATAGACGCTGGGATAGCCCAACGTGTGTACCGCTTACACAGCTGTAACAAAGAAGTGACATGCTCACCAACACAATACTGGGAACTCCCAGATATATTTTGGGGAACAGTCGACCCTCCAATGTTCTGACACAACAGGTTGTCAGGAGCTTCCTCATCTCCTCCAGCCTGTGCGACAATAGGATTTAATGGACCATTACGTGGGATCTGAAATTCCATATCAGCCGCCCCACAAACCTCCATCGTAACATCAATAGAACTAGCCACCGAATCAGGCCCACGCAATGGGTTCAATACGATAACAGAGAAACTACCAATGGAATCATCAGTCGTAATATAATCTTGTACCAAAGTATAAGGAAAAGTCAGACAAACTTCGTTTCCCTCAGACAGATCGATAATAGCCCTATGCAAGTATGCAGAGGAGGCGAGTGTTGGTATGCCCCCTTCAGCTGCAAATGCAATAAGAATTCGTCCAGTATGGAACTGGGTTTTGTGGAAATGAAAACGCACAGTAATACCTCCGCGCCACAGAGTAAACAACTTGGCCAAAAAACCAATTGTAGTGAGCTGTTGCACGTAGATCTGAGTAGTACCGTTAACACCGCCAGATGTAGTCAAATCAAAAGAGTATGGATAGAGTTGGGTGCTGAACACTGTTGTTTGTGTATCAGAATACGATAGGGTAAAAGACCCACCATAACTCGTCCTGCTCTTTAAATAGTTGATAGACATTTGGTCTTCACCGTCATTACCAAGCCCAGTCATGACTCTCACTTTGTTATCAGCGAAGAGCCCAAGTGGCTGAGATTGGTCCAAACCATTGCAATTTGGGGCACCGAAATTGGGGCCCTTTATCATTCGCCCACCAAAATTATCATTGAGCGGTTTTGACCACCCAAAGGAGGAAGCCACACCGGCTGCCACATTGGTGAACCAAGCCACTGGGCCTGCTAAAGTCGTCAAAGACGGAATTGTCGCCAAAGTAGACGCAATAGTGCTAGTAGCACTAAGCACCTTAGATACGGGTCCTCTCTCCTGCTCACTAGGGTGGACTCCCTTGTACGCCACGACAGAGCCCCGTTGGCCCTTCCTAACACCAGATTGGGCCACAATGGGATTGGCGAGTTCAACGTCACGCAAATGCATCCATATGGAAACAGAACACGATGTAGGTGAAGCTGCTCCGGATGTAAAGGGCGACCAGACTGTGAGAAAAAACCTCCCCCAATCAAATAGCCCAGAAGACATGTTACAATAATACGTTGGTGCACAATAAGGGATCTCAATAGTAAGCTCCTTATCAGTTACGATATCCATTCTTATCCCCGGTTGCTGTGAACGTGTGCGCAAACTATTTCTAGTCTGGTACATGTTAACACTATGGGTATAATTCGGTAAAAAATGCAGCAACAAGCCACCCGCGTTGTATGGTGATGAGTTCACTTGTACGGTTATCACCACCGTTGCGCGAATATTGCCTGAGCCTGCAATCTTATTCATCCAGACCGGGTTGCTCTTGATCAAGGGCAAGACATCTGACGAATAAAGTACGTCGTTACGAAGATTAGATACACCAAAATTAAGAGTTGTAACCAGAAATGGCTTCTCAAGAAATTGTGATATGTCCTGTCTAGAACCAGTGGTCCCAGAATGGGTCGGGTCCTCGATAACGACGGCGTTTGACTTCAATATCTTTCCACTGGACGTCACATCAGTGGTCGTCCCCTCATTTGAAATCTTAGGGGCTTCGATTATGTTTTTATCATTTTCGGTAAGTCGGCTTTTCGGTAAACACACCGTAGTGTGACACTGCAATGACTCAGTCGCAGGCCCTAATGGGTTGTCCTAGATATTGGTGATTATCCCTCCCATCTTGAACAGTAATGCTAAATAGCACAGGAGTGACCTAACTTGTTACGCAATGAATAAAGTTTAAACCCATTTATTATTCTCCAACAAAGATCGAAAACAAGCTAATACCCTTAGGACGGTCAAGCCCAAGGGGTTTTTGTGAGGTTGATTACAACAACTCTGACGAGGCCAACGTCAAGGCCTGCAGAGTGTCATAATCAGTCACCTCGGGTATATACCCAAGGCGGTTGAGCGATTCCTTTACTATACACTTACTCCAACAATCATACACCTCACGAGTATGTAAAGAGAGCTCCTTAAGGGCGGTATCCACATTCACCTTCACATCATCGAAGTTGTGGTCCCGCTTATTAGTCCACTGGGGCATCTCCAAAATAACAGAGAGCTCCAAAGGGCATAATCTTTTGCCTGTCCTATCTGACCTGGCAAATGATCTCTTAAGAAATGAAACTTCGGATAGTGGCCGCAGTTTCTCCACCGCGACACCATCTTTAGCTTCAGAAGTGTACTTGTACCCCACTGTGGCAAGAATCCTAGTCATCGCCTCTTGGTTAAAGAATTCTTCCACAACACTGGCTACCGCAACCAAATTGTCATCTCCAAAACACATGTACCGCACATATTGGGTAGCTGAATCTAGGGCCCTTTTTACGGCAGCCTCAAATCCATCTTCACCAACATTTAGGCCTAAGCCTTCATGTTCTAAGTGTGCAATAACATATGAATAGATAATGAGAATCGCACCAGTCAATGTGTTCAGAGCCGTAGTAGGGAAGCAACCTGAGGGATTGCAACCCGTCCACTCATATATCACGTCACCAGAGATGTGGCGAGATGCACATATGTCCTCCCACAAAACCTGACGGATCAATGAGTGTTCATCTCCATACCACACATTTATTATCCTCAATATCTCAAATTGAATTTGGGTTGTTATAGAGCCATCATACCCACTGTAGTCACCAGCTATTACCGCTGCAAAATGTTTGGGTGTGATGACTGTTTCCAGTTCTTTGGCTAGTAGGTCCCATTCAGCTGAATAGCAATTGACCCCCACAGCCGAACCATTAGTGATTCTGTTGTCCATCATCCACCTCACAAAATCAAGGAAATACATGCGGTGGATAATCAAAAGATCCAGAGGACAAGCAGATACCATGCGTGTAGAGCAAGTTTTGACCTTCCTCATGGGTCTACGCTCATCTTTGAGAAAATCCATAAACACATGGACACACCGAATGCCTCGGCGAGCTTTGTCCTCAATATCCAGAACCTTCTTTTTGAGTTCGACACAATACTCTGACGTAAATTCATATTCAGCTTCCACACCAAAGAAATGTGTCTTCCCTTTGAACCCAGATGGGGTATCAAGCTTGAATGGGTAACCAGGACTTGTATCTCGAGGTATACCCTCCAAATAGGGGATCCCTGGAATGCCAGCGCACGCCTCTTCAAAAGAGAAAATACGTGGGCTAAGCCAGGGGGCATTATTCACACCCCCCCTACACATTCTAGACAAAACATAGTCAGCAATCAACTTAAGCAGGAGCGGATTCATGGCTACCACAGGTTTCGCATACTTAGCTCTAGTGATAGCCATAGGGTCGCATTCCACACCATCAATCACCTTAGGTCTCAAAATAGCTGGGGCCATATTACTCTTGAGATATGTATTGTGCAATGGAGACCTACGAATGGAAGTTGACCCCACAGACGGGACAGGTCTACCATAACATTGGGCCTTAAAGCCAGGAATCACCGACGCATCAATCTCCATATCGAAGATTTCATCCATCTCATCCTCTACAATAATATCTTTCTCCTTCACGTCATCAAAAGCTTGAAGTGCAAACTCGATTTCATGTCGCAGAATCCTTGGACCAAAGCCTTTAGAACCATGGCCCGCAGTATGTATCCCTATCAACTTGCCACCACTAGCCGCCTTATTGCACTGGGCCAAAAGACCGCCACAATCACCTGAAATGGTTTCAATATCGTAAGTGTAACCCTGAGCAATGTTATACTGCTCATAGGAAACACCTTTGCGTACAAGGGCCGTGGCCTGATGCAAGTAGCAATCGTGGTCACGCACCATGTTTAAAATGATGGAAAACTGACCCCTGTCAATCAACTGAGTTTCGGCCGCCCAATATTTCAAAATGTTAGGCGTCCGCTCTATTACTTCGGGTATCCTAATTAGACACCAGTCATTATCAGCCCCGACCTCGGACGTTTTAATTTCCAAATCAGCTACTGAAATGCTAATCTTCTGCTCGGGTGTCACTACACTCCAAATATCAACATGACTGTCCTCATCAAATTCACCTTCATCAATCCCATACTGCAACCTTTCTCCAAAGTGCAAAGGAGCTAGAGCAATCCAAGGTGTCACAAAAGTCATCTTACCCATGGGCTTAGTAGACCCAGGGAGTCTGATTGTATACTGGCACTTACGCACCACTTTACGGATAATATCAACCGAATTGCCATCTCCGCCAGCCTGAGTCACCAATCCCTTACCACGCAACTGCATATGACCTGTGCCACTTTTACGCGGCTTTAAATCATAGGCTTTGAAACGCTCACCCCTTTTGCTAAATACCTTAGGGGAGCTAAACTCTCTATGCTTAGGGTGGCGCATACCACCAACGCTCTGGGCTGTTTCAGGCACAGATCCATTAAGCATGGTGAGTGCCACTTTCAGCAGACCTATAGCAGCTAAAGCAGTGGTGATCAAGGTCTTATGATCACCAGCCATTTTAACAGCTTGTTTCACATATGGTGCGCAGGCAGCCAAATACTGCCTACAAACCCTAGTCGTCAAAGAATCATGAGACGTAGCAACCGTATTCTGAACCTGCTCAGCCTTTATAGCTAAGCGCGCTACTAACATATGCCATGATTCATCCTTAGGTAAATCCTTGGCATGTTGGGTGGCAAAGTCAATAGAAACCTTTGCCTCCCTAGCCATTGCATTCAAAACTCCCCCAGCACCTGACTCCAACAAATGCTCGGGGGCTGCCTTTAACACGTGTTCGGGGAGGATTTCAGCCACAGCATCGTGATATTCTGACTTAGCAGTATCATCATCACCAGCCTGGGCTCGGATGACACCTCTCTCCTTGTCACGTTCACGAAGAGCTGCTTCCTTGTCTTTCTGATGCAACTCCATCATGATAGTACCATCAAGGTGGGCCTTTCTATACGCATCAACTATGATGCTAACCAACTGGTCATAAGAAATCGAGTTTGGTGCTACTGTACCATCCTCAGGATTCCACTTGAAGAATTCTAGATGGCTCGTATCACTACGAGACTCAGGGAAATGGCTAATACGCCGCCCCCATATGCTTAACTCGCTCGCACCACTAGGGATTGAATACTCCTTCTTTGGCACCATGACATAGGCTATAGAGAACCGCCTACAGAAAGGTTCGTTTGAATACATGCTTTGCAACTCGAACTTTCTACGGTTTGTGGTGGCATACACCATAGAAGAACGGAAATTAACATTTCCCTTATCCTCTAAATGAGCCATGGTTAATGGGTAATTGCCAGGACTGATCATGCGGATATGTTCCATATAACCATTATCAGTTTGTCCAGGGACATCCTTCATTTGGCCAATGTCGTCGTCATAGACATTAAATTGCCCATGATAACCATCCCAAAAACCGTTCTCGGCATTCCTAGTGAATGTGGTATCATTATGATTTCTCTCAAAAGCATCCCGCATCTCATCGGGAATTATATGAGCTGTGACACGATTCATAAGAAATTGTGCTAATGCTGACTTGCCTACACCCGAAGGACCCCCAATCATCACACCCACCGGTGGGATGCGTGGTCCATTGTTAACTATATTGGCTCGGGCCAGCTTGTCACCAATTGTACGCATAGACGCAAGAGCTAACATAATCATTTGACGAGCCTCACGACCCTCAGGAACTGAAGACGGGATCTTCGCCATAACCGTCTTGCCCTTAGCTACCAAAGCATAATAACGCTGGCCATTCTCATAATTATAATCTAGGCCACCATTGAACTCGTGGGACAGCTTTTCAGCGTCCATTGCAAATGACGATGCTTCAGGATAAGGATGCTGAGATAGCTGGTACTCGGGCGTGCCAAAATGGACATGCATATAATCAAGGAAACTCTGAATGAGAGAGATGAAAAAATCAATCTGACATGAGAGTCCCTGCTTCCATTTAGGAACATCAGCCGTTTTCTTCAAATATTCACAGACCATGTTGCCTGATTTCAAATCGCTGAACATTGAGGTGTAAACATAAGTTAATATACAATTAGACAGACTCTCCTTACCACTCTGGGCTTCAAACTGTTCAACATCAAAGATCTCTCCATCAATATCAACAGCTCCATCAGGTGCGGCTGCAATACCTCTGAAGCGCTCAATAAGCGCCATAAGAGACGGGGGTAAACCCCACAAAGTCGCACACATTGCCGAAACAGTGGTTAAACTAGACCATATTGCACTTCTTGTAACATACGCTTTAAAAGCGCAAAATGCAACACCCAACCCAACTAAAAGTGGAGTCAGGGCAGTACCAAGATTGGAAAATAGGGTGGCAAAGTGCTGCCTCACATTAGAAAGTAAATCAAGTTCCACCCTTATACCATTCTGGTTCAAAAGTTGCATCTGAGCAATGACATCATCAACCTTCTTTGCAGATCCAGGGTCCAGCTTAATATCTGGCACCATACCTGCTATCCAACTCTGTGCAACAAAGTCAGAATTTCGGTTGAGTTTTTCTTCTCTACTTCTGGAGTATTTATCACGGGCCGATCGCCTATGTGATGAAGTCGGAATACCGACGCGTGATACGCTGGGCCTAAAAGAGCACTTCGGAACAGCGAGTCCAGATTTTCGAGATTTACCTAAACCGTGTGCTGGTGTAGCATCACGGATTCGGTCATCAATTTTCATTCTACGTATGAGGGCATCGCAGCCTCCAGATTGAGCAACATACTTATCCCTCATAGTAGAAGTTCGATGGAAGCCTACAGGCTCCTCGAATTTCCAATCAACTCCGATGTCTGATACATCAAAATCTTTTGGTTCAGCCATTAAAGCCTTGTTCACTTGTAAATAAAACTGATACATAGCCTTTCTAACAGAAGCTTTTTCATCAGAGTCTTTCATATCGCGTGAAAAAGCTTGTAAAGCCATGCATTGACCTCTTATCTCACCCAGGATATCACAGGCATGATCAAACATTTCTGTAGTATCGATAGGTGGTGGATCACTCCGCTCTATAATATAGCGAAGTGATATATCGTCCGACAAAACACGGTGCCTACGCGGAGCATCTCCACCTGATTGAGCCTCCCACCTTTCATGATATCTCGTGTAAGCCTCACCAAGGGCATCAGACGCCCTATAGCGAGATTCTACCAGATGAAAACGTTTCTCCGCGAGCTTAAGTAATTCAAGCTCACCCTTACGCACCATCAATATCTTGCGGCATATGTTGAGCCAAGCACCCTCTTTAGGGGGAATATTACCCCCTTTGAAGAGCGCTTGGACATCAGATATATAAGTCTCAAAACGCTTAATATCATCAACAACATGTTTTGGATGGGGTAAGCACAAGAGCTCACTCTCAAGTCGATCTATGGTATCCAATACAGCTACCAACTCTGACCTCTCTTCAGATTTCTTTAACTCTCGCTCAATAAATCCCCCAATCTCACTCAAAATTTTTTTTGTCTTTTGTGGGTTCACACCCTTTTCTGATGTTTTTTGGGTTATAATGTTGGCGAACTCTTTTTCAAGCAATTTTTGCGCCTCCATTGTATGTTCAGATATGTTAAGAGCCTTCACTGAGGCCTCAACGGTCTCTTCACATTTATTCTCAACTTCCTCATCAGAGGCTGTTCTGTTGAGAATAGTAGTTATTTTGTGCTTGAGTTGTTCAGTTATTTCAGACATAGTTTCAGATTTGTTATCAGTTAACGTCTCGATTTAGACGGGGTTGTAATCTGTATGTATATGTTGGTGTCTGCAGAGTTTTATAAAAGTTGCTACTAACCACGAGCAAGCTAAAATAGTCCTTCAGGCGTTCCACCCGCACAAGTGTCAAAATCCCGCACTAAGACCAGGGATACTGGCCGAAATTCCTAACTCGTTCTATAACGGGCTTCATCACGCGATCACTAGGTTAAT